TAAGTGGAGCCACAGTCAAGCCATTCGGCGCAGACTTTCTCGAAACTCTAAAGAGTGTAGAGGTTGCAGAGTCTGACCCTTTGGCCTAGGCAGGGATAGCATCCACTATCTCATAGCTCGGTTGAGCATTGAGACGGCTATCCCTCCACAAGATTTAATTGATTTAGATTCATCGATGCTCCAGATGTTATTAAAAGCATTGAAGGACAGAGGAAAGGAGCAAGCGGATGCCTACAGAGCTAAAAGGCGCTAGCGCACTCCGCAAAGCCCTAAAGCAATTTGATCCTGACCTCGACAAAGAAACTCGCGAGGAGATGGTGGGATTTTTAAAGCCTTTGGTTAAGAAGGCTAGAGGATTCTTGCCATCTAACTCAGAGGCTCCAACTGGATTTGTCAAGCATGAAGTCAAGACGGCCAAGTTCCCGATGTACGACGCATCAGAAGCTCGTCGAGGCGTTGGCTATAAACTTACTCCGACTAAGCCTAATCGCCAAGGTTGGGTGCAGACAGTATCGATCCACAATAAGACAGCAGCAGGTGCAATCGTTGAGACCGCCGGACGTAAGTCTGGTTTATCTGGCAACTTTAGCCCGCGCTTCTCTGGCACACTTGCAGGCCGTGGCAAGATGGCAGGCCGTGCAATGTTTAAGGCTTATGAACAGGATCAAGGCAAAGCCAAGGCTGGAGTAATTAAGGCACTCGAAAAGGCTGCCGCTAAGTTTAACGCGAAAGGCAATAATGGCTGAGTTACGCATCCCGATTATCGGCGAGTTTAAGGGTAAGAAGGCCTTTGATCAGGCTGGGAAATCAACTAGCACCCTAGAAAAGGGAGTTAAGAGATTAGGAGGAGCCCTTGCCGCTACTTTCGGAGCTCAGCAGGTTCTAAAGTTTGCAAAGAACGCTGCGAAGGCATTCATCGAAGACGAGCAAGCAGCGACACGACTTGCACAATCTGTCAAGAATTTAGGTCTAGCCTTTGAGACTCCACGCATCGAGGAGTTTATTTCTCAGTTATCTCGCGCTTCTGGCGTTACAGATGATCAACTTCGCCCAGCGATGCAAAAGTTATTGCAGACTACAGGCTCGGTCGCCAAATCCACCGAATTACTTACTCAAGCTTTAGACATCTCACGCGGCTCTGGCGTGGATTATGAGACTGTAGTCAATGATTTAAGTCTTGCTTATGTAGGACAGACTCGCGGCCTCAAGAAGTATTCGCTTGGACTATCTCAGGCCGAACTCAAGACAATGAGCTTTGCAGATGTACAGGCGAAACTTGCAGATCAGTTCAAGGGTGCTAATTCTGCCTATCTCGAAACTTACGCTGGCAAGTTAAGTATTTTATCGACGGCCGCAGGAGAGGCTTCTGAGATTATCGGAAAGAGCCTAGTCGATTCTTTGAGCATTCTTGCAGGCGATGGCAACACAGTTCAACCTCTAGCCGACGCGATGACTGACTTGGCTGTGGCAACATCTGAAGTTATTAGCGGCTTGTCCGTAATGATTTCTAAATTCAAAGAATTGCCGGGAGTTTCTGAGTGGATCAATCTTTATTACAACAAGATTCTACCTGCTCAATATAAGCCATTCCTAGACATTATAAATTTCGTTAGAGGACAAGCTCCAACTCCGGGGATGGGCGGATACCCTTCATCGGCACTTGGCCCAGGTTACGTCGATCCTAACGCAGCAGCTCGCAAAGCGGCAGAAGAAGCAGCAGCCAAGCGTGCTAAAGAATTAGCGGCGTTGCAGAAAAAGAATTTAGATATTCAGAAGAAAGCCTTAGCATTACAGAAGGCTTCTAAGACTCTAAACCTAGACGCTATCGGTATTGAGGCAGCACTCAAGGGCAAGATTAGCGAGACGGATCGCCTGTCTCTGCAGTTGCAGAAGGCTATCCTTGACGGCAATGCCACTATGGCAGAAAAGCTTGCTAAAGATCTAGAGGCTGCCGTAGCTCGTAACAATGAACTACGCGCTGCATTACTTGCAACTCCTAAGGCTCCCAACCCTTACGCAGATTGGAAAGTTCCGGCACTTGATTTCGGCGGGAACGTTCTAGGCAGCAAAGTCCCTAACTTCACGCCTCCAAGTTTCGTAACCCCGGGAATGTTTGATACTGGTGGAGGAATGGGGCCGCAGGCTTACAACCCACCTAAGATCGAAGTTAAGGTTGAAGTCGGCGGTCAAGATGTAGCGGCAATCGTTACTCAACAGCAGACCAATCAAAATTTATCGGGATCATTCGTAAACGTAAACCGACTCGGCAGATTCGGAAACGTGGCAGTGGCAGAATGAGTCTTCCAGCTACTATCTCGGTCTCCTTCGACTTTAGCCAAGGCGCTACTTTCGGCCTTGGTTTCATCATTGGCGATGACAAGTACGGCGTAATTGGAACAAGCGCATTTGGTGATTCAACTGTGCCGACTCCGACGATCGATCTCAGTAATGTCACTCGTCAGATTACGATCAGACGTGGTCGTAACATCATGCGCGATACTTACGAAGCTGGCACCTGTACTGTCCGAGTCCTAGATCCTGATTCTTATTTTAACCCTCAGAATGTATCTAGCCCTTACTTTGGCTATTTGACTCCACTTCGTAAGATTCGCGTAGCTGCCACTACGGCAACGGCTCAAGAATTCCTATTCTCTGGATATGTCGAGACCTATAAGTATTACTATCCACAGGGACAGGAAACTGGATACGTTGACATTATCTGTTCGGATGCGTTTCGCCTCTTTGCTATGGCTAACGTTTCTACAATTACGGGTGCCACAGCCGGTCAGACCACGGGCACTCGAGTTGGTAAGATCCTCGACCAAGTGGACTTCCCTACTAACATGCGAATTGTTGACACAGGATCCACCACCTGCCAAGTCGATCCGGCCACGACTCGGTCAAGCCTTCAAGCTCTACAGGTAGCAGAGTTCACAGAGCAAGGCGCATTCTTTATTTTGCCAGATGGAACGGCTGAGTTTAAGGATCGCAACGATGTAGTTTCGTCACTAGCTGCTACTCCTATTGAGTTTAATCAAACAACAGGCATTCCATACTCAGACCTTAAATTTGCCTTTGATGACAAGCTTATTATTAATAGCGCAACTATGACTCGAGTAGGTGGCACTACTGTGTCATCAAGTGACGCAGATTCAATCGCTAAGTACTTCCCTCATGGCATGAACGTCGAGAACCTTATCGCGCAGACCGACGCGCAAGTGCAGGACATCGCTGACATCTACGTCGCCACTCGTAAAGAGACAACGATCCGCATTGATGCAATGACTGTCGATTTACTTGATCCAGCCGTGCCGACTGACACGATGATCGGCCTTGATTACTTTGATAATCTAAAGATCACTAACGTCCAGCCAGACGGCTCGACAATCGTGAAGACCTTGCAGGCGCAGGGCTTGGCGTGGGATATAACCCCTAATAGCATGAAATGCACAGTAACAACATTAGAGCCGATAGTTGAAGGATTCATCGTAGCATCATCGACTTACGGTATAATCGGACAATCCATACTGGGATACTAGGAGACAAACAATGGCAGCAGGTCTAGGTTACAAAGAGTTCGCGACTGGAGACGTCCTAACGGCGGCAGACGCTAACGGCTATCTAGCTTCACAGGTGGTCATGGTTTTCGCCAGCGCATCAGCTCGCACCTCAGCCATCGCTTCGCCTCAAGAGGGAATGATCTCCTACCTAAAGGACACCAACTCAACTGAGTATTATTCAGGATCAGCTTGGGTGGCTATTGGTGGAGGCGGCTCATCGAGTTTGCCTGCATTCTCGGCATACTCTACAACCAACCAATCAATATCTTCTGGAGTCTGGACTAAAGTTACCTTTGGAGCAGAAGATTTTGACACTAATTCTAATTTTGCCTCAAGCCGTTTTACTCCTACTGTTGCAGGATATTATCAACTAAACGCAGCAGCGATGATTGGTGCCGCTTCTTCTGGAAGTGATCAATATATGGCTATTTACAAAAATGGTTCTAATTACAAGACCATTGGCCGCTCTAATTTATCTATTGATAACACAATTGCAGGCAGTTCTGTAGTTTACTTGAATGGATCAACTGATTATGTTGAAATTTATGTAAACAAATCAGGTAATAGCCCAGTCATATTTGACTTTTCTTCATTAGGAACTTTATTCAACGGAGTAGGAGTACGATCATAATGGCTGAATCATTGGTTAATTTAATTATTGCAGAATTCCCTGAGCTTGCGGAAGTACCACTATTCGAAAAGGGAATTTGGTTACAAAATGACTCAGACGGCTCTGGCGATTACATTGCTAAATGGGATTATTCTCAAGCAATCCCCGAGAGCTTGCTTTCCTATAAAAGATGAAGCCTAGACTCTCAAAGTCTGCCATCCAGTTAAGAGAGCAGATCGATGATGCATTCCCCGATAGAGATAGAACTTCGGACGGCTGGATCGGCGACACTCGACACGCTGCACGCAAGTCTGATCATAATCCAGATGCACAGGGATGGGTTCGTGCCATCGATGTTGACCGCGACCTTAACGGCAAAGGCCGGAAGCCCGATGTCATGCCTGACTTGGTCGATCAGATTCGACTCCTTGCAAAGTCTGGCGATAAGAGAATCAGTTACATCATCTTTGACGGAAAGATCGCTTCATCTAAGAAGGCTTGGCGTTGGCGTCCTTATGATGGGATCAATAAGCATAATCATCACGCGCATGTCAGCTTTACTATCAAGGGCGATGAAGACTCTAGTTGGTTCAATATCCCGATGATAGGTGGAAAATAAATGAACATGAAGCATCCAGCAGTTATGTCCATTGGCGCATTCTTGGCCGTATGGGGAACTACATCTAACTTCTCTCTGGACTATCGCGCCATCCTTGGTTCGATCGTTGCTGGAGTGTTCGGATACGCGAGCCCCAAAAAGTGAGCCAGTCAGACTTTTTTACACTTTACTTTGCAAGCCTTGCCGTGATCGGTGGCCTTGCTGGATACGTCATTACTCACTTGCTCTCTGAAATTAAGAGACTTAATTCGCGTGTCGATGAGATTTATAACATCTTGCTTGAGCGATAATTTTTGACATGGCAAAGAAAAAGGTCATCGATCTCGACACCTACTCACAGCTAGACGCATGGGCTATCAGCCTTCATGAGATGTACCGCGCTTTAAGACGCGCAGGCTTCGCCGTTGATATTGCTCTGAGTATTATCCAAGATCCTGATGCTTATCCTGAGTGGATCTTGCCATCGATCCCCGACCGAGTGGATCGCCTACCCTATGAGGACGACGACGAGGATTAAATGAAGCGCATTGTCATAGTGAGTGACCTACAGGTTCCCTTCCACGATAGACACGCAGTCAAGAATCTAGCCAGTTTCATTAGCAAGTTTAAGCCGCACGAGGTAGTCACCATCGGTGACGAGATTGATTTCAACACGATCAGCAAGTGGTCAGAAGGGACACCAGAAGCTTATGAACAGACTCTGGGAACGGATCGCGATGAGGCTGTTCAGGTTCTTTACGATCTCCAAGTAACACAGATGATTCGATCCAATCACACGGATCGCCTTTACAATCAAATTATGCGGAAAATCCCGTCATTCTTGTCATTGCCGGAACTTAGGTTTGAGAAGTTTATGCAGCTCGATGATCTTGGCATTACCTTCCACAAGAAGCCTTACAACATCGCTCCTGGCTGGATCGCAGTCCACGGCGACCACACCCCTATCAAGTCACAGGGCGGTCTCTCAGCCCTTGAGGCAGCCCGTAGGCACGGCAAGTCAGTCATCTCAGGGCACACTCACAGAGCAGGACGATCGTCCTTCTCAGAGGCCTCTGGAGGCCGTATAGGGCGTGTCCTGCATGGGGTGGAGGTAGGCAACTTAATGGACTTTTCTAAAGCCTCATACACCAAGGGATCGGCTAACTGGCAACAGGCATTCGCCATCATGTACGTCGAAGGTAAGAACGTGCAAGTGGACTTGATTTACATCGAGAAGGACGGCACATTCGCAGTCTCGGGCAAGCGTTATGGACGACCTAGATAACGAGCTTGATCGGGACATCGATGATCACATCGACGACCTAGAATCGTTACCATTTCGTTACCTTAAATCTCTAGAATTCCCCCTTAGGGCGTGAGACAGTTTAGCCATCGACCAAGGGCGTCGATAGAAAAGAGCTAAACATGTTTGATCCATCATTAGGCGACTTGCTTGCAATGATTGTAATGTCGGCACTATATTTTCATTTAGGCCGTATCGTCGGCATCCGCGTAGGTTATCTCAAAGGGCGCAAAGCTGTTAGAGATTACTACGCCTCAAAAGAAAGGGTTCGAGTGTGAATGCAGGTGATTTCCTCTCAGAAGCAAAGGCAACAATTCAAGATCGTGGAATGGACTACGGACACCCGTCAGACAATATGTCCAGAACAGCACGATTATGGTCAGCATTCCTCGAAATGCCTATTACTGACTATCAAGTGGCGTCATGCATGGTCTTGGTCAAGCTCGCACGAAGTATGGAATCTGGAAAGGTCGATACATACATCGACGCTGCAGCCTATATGGCAATAGCAGGGCAACTACACACCGAGGAGAATGAACTCTATGTTTAATTTAGAAGATTACGAAACAGTAGAAGAACGCCTAATTAAATTTTGGAAGGATCATCCAGATGGGCAGATTCATACGAAAGTCATTGACTATACATCTGGCCGATTTATTGTTGAAGCTTCTATTTATCGCACAGAAGCGGACGCAAGACCTTGGACGACTGGCTTGGCAGAGGAAACAATTCAAGGTCGCGGAGTCAATGCTACTTCTGCGCTTGAGAACTGCGAGACTAGCGCGATCGGTCGAGCTCTGGCAAATGCAGGCTATGCGACAAAGGGCAAGCGAGCAAGCCGCGAAGAGATGACAAAGGTTGCAACAGTCAAGAAGACTGAGGCCATCATCGATGAAACAAAGGCCAAGATGCTACAGACATCCGGCGAATACATCCCAGTAGTAAAGGAAGAAGATCCATGGACTATCAAGCCAGCGACTATGCCGCCCACAATGGGGGAAGCTGTATCGATGGTGAAAGAGATCATTGGCGGCCAGACCGAGAAGGATATCCCTCACTGCAAGCATGGTGAGATGATGTGGAAGACCGGCACGACAAAGGCTGGTAAGCCATGGGGTCACATGAAATGCAAGGCAGCTGTGACGGGTGAGATCGGCGGTCGATGCGAATCACCTAACGATGTTATTTGGTACGAGATTGCTCCAGATGGATCATGGCAACGACAGAAGGCGAGAGTTTAATTATGGGCAAGTTACAGTTTATGAATCAAGATGGTGAATGGGAATCATTCCCAACAGAGGATGAGATTCATCGATCGAAGGAAGTTATAGCAATCTTGGAGGAGTTTACGTTTACGACTCGGTGCTGTTTATGTAATGACTCGATTCCCTACAAAGACATCAAAGTGAATTTGACCAATAAGAGCTGGTCATGCGCTAAATGCCACGCGGTCAATGGCCTCACAAAGCCGTAAATATCGAGGATTCTCGACTGAGCGTGTCGTCGCCCGTTACCTATCGGAATGGTGGCCACATGCAGACATCGGTCGAGGGGCTGGAAAAGATATAACACATGTCCCGTTCGACATGGAGGTTAAAGCTAGATCGGCGTTCCAGCCAAAGGCGTGGATCGATCAG